CAACGCCTTCACCAACCCGCTGGCCAGCAACGGCCAGACGGCGCGCACCCTGACCCCCGCCGAAACGGTGGCCGGCGTCGCAGCTGTGGCCGCCACGGCGATCGCTGTTCCTGGCGCTGCCTACTTGAAGGGCGCCAGCAGCGGCGGCCGGGCCCTACTCGACTTCCGCTGGCCATAGGCCCTGATTCCTCGAGCGAGCAACAGCACAGGCCAGCCCGGCCATGATAGGGAGACCACGCCATGAACCTGACCCCCCGGCAGATCGCGCGACTTCGCGCCGAGGCTGGCCAGATCGAGGCCCGGCTGGACGCCTACGGCCAGCGCGTAGCGCTCGAGCGCGGCGACGCAGGCGCAGGCCTGGCCGTCGCAAACCAGCTCAAGCACATTTCGCGCGAGCTGGTGCAGCAGCAGTTCCCCGGCCTGTCGTTCCGACAGTGGATCCCGCCGGTCGCCGACCAGCCCCCCCCCAGCGCGGACACCTACGAGTGGTTCTACGCCACCAAGGCGGGCGAGGCGCAGACCGCGGCCAGCCTGTCGGGCACCAGCCCGCGGGTGTCGCTGTCGGTCGACCCCCAGCCCAATGTCGTGCCCATGCGCTGGGAGCGCTTGAGCTACGAAATGGCCGACGACGAGCTCGAGGAAGCGGAGGCCGCCGGCGTCAACGTCCCCATGGAGAAGCCCCTGGCTTGCCGTGAGGGGATCGAGCGGCGCAAGAACACCGTGGCCTTCACGGGCGACGCCACCACGGGCCGCCTGGGCCTTATGAGCGACACCAACGTCCCCGAGACGACGGCGGGCGCTGTCGTCACGGGCATGACCGCGGCGCAGGCCTATGACCTGCTGCTGGCGATGGCCGACATTGTGCCGGGCGCGACCAACGACATTTACGCGCCGGACACCATCCTGCTGCCCCCGACCGAGTACCGGTATTTGAACAAGCTCTACTTCACCGACGGCAGCGGCCAGACCGTGATCCAGCGCTTCGAGGCCCAGCGCGGCGGCGTGATCAAGTCGATCGGCATGGTGCGCGAGCTGGCCACCGCTTCCAGCACCAGCGGCCCCGCGGCCCTGATCTACCCCCGCGACCCCCGTGTCGTCGGGTTCGTGGAGTCGGTGCTTTACCGTGAGGCCCCGCCCCACCGCGAGGGATTCAGCACGTCGATCGAGGCGGCCGGCCGCTTCGGTGGTGTCGCCTGGCGCCACCCCAAGGCTGCCTACCGCTACCGCCTGGACGCATAGCAGGCAACCGCGTTGCGGGCCGAGCGACGGCCGGTCGGCCTTGCAAGCCGGCCGGCCGTTCGCATTGAAGGGGGATCCCGTGGCCGTGACACCTGCAGACCTGCAAGCCTTCCCGCAGTTCACGAGCCTGCCCGACGTGCTGATCCAGGGCTGGATCGACCGGGCCCCCCAGCACATTGACCAGGCCCTGTTCGGCGACCAGGCCGACCTGGCGACGACCTACTGGACAGCGCACGTGTTGACGGCGACCACCGGCGGCGCAGCAGCGGCCGGCGGCCCCGTCGCCAGCACCACCGTGGGGCCGGTGTCGACCAGCTACGCCGTGGGCGCGGCGGCGCCGACGTTCGCGGACTGGTCCAGCTCGAGCTGGGGCCGGATGCTGCTGCAGCTGGCCACGGTGCGCGCCAACAGCGCCAGCCTGGTGCTGTGATGGCCAAACCGGGCGCCACAGTCACCGACGACGACAAGGCCTGGCGACAGCTACGGCGCGACCTGGGCCTGCTGGCGAAGGGAGCGATCACCGTGGGGATCCACGGCGACGCCGGGAAGCACGGCGCCGACGACCTGACCAACGCCGAGCTGGGCGCGATCCATGAGTTCGGCACAGACACGATCCCCCGGCGCAGCTTCCTCGAGGATGCGTTCACCGAGCGCGCCAGCGACGTGGCGGCAATCATGGACCGCGCTGTCGCAGCCGTCGTTCTGGGGGGCGCGAGCGGCAAGTCCGGCGGCGGCGGCGTCGCAGGCACGCTGGACCTGGCGGCGCAGCAGCTGGCCGGCCTGGTGCAGACCAGGATGGCCGAGGGCCTTGAGCCCCCGCTGGGCCCCGCTGCCACCGAGGTGCGCACCAAGCGCCTGCCAGGCGGCCGGCCTGCCAACCCCGAATTCGGCGGCGACAAGCCCCTGATTTTGTCGGGGCAGCTGCGCCAGTCGATCCTGGGGCGCGCCACCGTGCACAAGGCGGCCGAAGAATGATCGACTTGTCCCACGTGGTCGACGGCTACGCCGAGTCCCTGACACGCTACCGCTACGGCGCGGCGAGCTGGACCAACGGCGTGGCCACGTATGCTGCCCCCGTCGCGGCGCCGATCGCGGGCGTGCTGTTCCCCCTTGATGGCCGTGTGCTCGAGCAAGTGCCGGCTGGGCTTCGCGCGCGCGCTAAGTCGGGCCTGATCACTTCGGCCGACGTGCGCACGGTCGACCGGTCGGCCGACCAGCGGCCCGACGAGCTGGCCTACGGCGGCCGCACCTACCAGGCGATCACCCTTGGAGCCTGGGCCATGCACGGCGGGTTCCTCGAGCTGGTTTTGCTCGAGCTGGCAACGGAGTGACCGATGGCAGCGCTTGACCTGACCGCCCTGGAAGCGGCGATCTACAGCTGGATCGCGCTTTCGCTGCCGGCCCTGGGGGCGCGCCCTGGCGCGATCCGCTGGGGCCAGCAATCTGCCCCGGTCGCCGACGCCCCCTTTGCCGTGCTGACCTGGGCCAGCCCTGGCCGGCCTATCGGCCGGGGGCAGAACGTCGAACAGACCATGATCGACGTGGGCGGCGACACCTGGGAGCTGCAGCGCAGCAGGCGCCAGGAGCTGGCCCTGTTCCTCGAGCTCGAGGCCGACGACACCACCGGCGCAGGATCAGCGCTGGCGCTGCTGGCGGGCTTCCTGGCAGCCCAGGACACCGCGGCCGTGGCCGCCGTTGTGGACGCCCTGCCGGCGAGCGTGCTACGTTTCGAGCCCCCGGTGGACACTACCGCCGCTGTTTCCGACCGATACCGGACCAGAGCACGCATGCGGATCGCGCTTTACAGCCTGGCCACGACCACCGAAGCTGGCGACATTGGCGCCAGCGCAGAGTTCGCCATCACCGTGACGGAGGCCTGAAATGGCTAGCATTTCGCAGATCATTGACGTGCAGGTGAAGGTTTCGGTCGCGGCGCCTTCCCGCGCGGCCTTCGGCATCCCGCTGATCCTGACCGAGCACACCGTCACCGCCAACCGTTCCGACAGCTTCACCAGCCTGTCGGGCATGGTCGCGGCGGGATTCAGCACGCACAGCAAGGCCTACCGCTGGGCGCAGGCGCTGTTCAGCCAGTCCCCGCGCCCCCCGAAGGTGAAGATCGGCCGGATCGACGCTGGCGACGCCAACCTGACCGCGGCCCTGGTGGCCGTCCGCGAGTCCGATCCGAAGTGGTATCTGCTGCTGTGCCCCGACACCTTCGACGCCGTGGTCGCCACCGAGCGCAGCAACGTGATCGAGGTCGCCACCTGGGCCGAAGGCGAGCGGGTGCTGTACCTGGCAGAGTCGGGCGCTACCAACATCCTGGCCGCTGGCGACACGCTGGCGTCGGCGCTGAAAGCGGGGGGCTTCACGCGCACCGCGCTGGCCTGGCACGAGCCGCGCGCGCACGAAGTCACCCTGACCTTCGACAAGCCCCTGGTCGCTGCCAACCAGTTCGTCTGCGACGTGAACGGCACCCCGATCGCCCCCGTGATCTTCGCGGTCGACCACGACACGACCATGGCAGCCATTGCCGTGGCCATTGCCCAGGTGGCCGGCGTCGCATCGGCGACCGTCACGGTGGTGGCTGGCCCCGACAACGATCTGCAGATTGTGGTCACTTCCGCGGACCCCTGGGCCGAGCTCGAGATCACCAACGCGCTGGTCGGGGCAGGCGCTGGCCAGCCTTCTGTTTCCGTGGCTACCAGCATCACCGCCGCGTTCCCCCTGTCGGCGAGCTGGGCCGGCAGGATGCTGCCGAAGGATCCAGGGTCGGCCAACTGGGCCAACCAAGCGAACCTGGCGCTTGTCGTCGCCAACAACCTGACCGACACCGCCATCGGGATCGTGGAAGGCCAGAACGCCAACTACTACGCCCCCTTCACCGACGACCTGCGCTTCACGCGGCTGGGCACCTGCGCCAGCGGCCTGTTCTGCGACCAGCGGCGCGGCCTGGACGCGCTGACCACCGACCTGGAAGACGCGGTCTTGTCGCTGTTCGCAGGCGCCGACAAGGTGCCCAAAACCGACGACGGCGTGCAGGTGGTCAAGAACACAATCATCAGCGTGCTGCAGCGCTACAAGCGGGCCAACTTCCTGACCGGCGACGTTGAGCAGGCGGTCGACACCACGGCTGCGACCTGGACCGGCCGCAACCTTTCGGGGATCGTGATCAACGCCGTCGGCGCTGGCGCCTTGAACGGCCTGGCGATCGTGGTCAACTTCACCGAGTAGCAATCCACGGCGGCCGCGGGCCGAGCGTTCAAGGGGGCAAGATGACGGCATACAGGCCCAGCCAGGTGGTGGTCACCTACGGACCCCACATTTTCAAGGCTTTCGCCGACGGCGATTTTGTGACCACGGAAACCGACGGCGACACCGCCGACGTGGTGAAGGGCGCCGGCGGGGCCTGGGCGATCTTGATCCGCGACGCCGAGCAAGTGGCCACCGTGGTGATCACCGTGTTCGCCGACAGCGCGGACAACCGACTGCTGACCCAGCTCTACAACGCGCAGCGTGCGCCAGGCGTCGGCGACGCCACGATCCTGCCGTTGTCGGTGCTGGACCCCAACACGCGCGAACAGGAAATGTTCGAGCAAGCCGTGATCAGCAAGCTGCCCACGCGCGGCCGGTCGGTCGATTCCGTGCCGACCCGCGAGTGGACGTTCAAGGGCGTGATGCGCGCTGTGCCGCTGGCCTAACAGCGCGGCACCAGCTCGAGCACAAGCCGGCCCCAGGCGCGGGGCTGCACGGAGGATCCCAGCATGGCCGTTGAATCTCGCCCGAAGTCGATCACGATTGACGGCACCACCTACAAGATCGGGTACCTGGACGCCGAACAGGCGCTGGACGTGTTCCACCGCATGGCCGAGCTGTTCCTGCCTGCTATGCGCCAGGTGGTGCCCCCCGCGGCAATGTCTGAGGCCGCCTTCCTGCACGCGGTCGAATCGACCTTTCAGCGCTGGATCCGCGGCGGCGGCGGCAGCAGCGACCGGGAGTCCGTGATCCTGCCCCTGCTGTCGGTGGTGCTGGTCGACGGCGTGCCGCTGGACGGCACCTGGCGCGTGCATTTCGCGGGCCGCCTGCTGTCGCTTTACAAGGTGCTGTGGGCGGCAATCGCGCACAACTTTGCGGATTTTTTCGACGCGCTGGGCGACTTGAAAGCCCTGTTGGCGGCGCTGGCGGCGACGATGGCGTCGACGGCGACCGACAGCAGCCCCAGCGCGTAAGCGGCGATCGCAGCCTCGAGGGCGTGAACGCATGGTTCTGGCGGCCGGTGCTGGCAGGCCTGGCCCCCGACGTGTCGACCGTGCGCAGGCGCTGGACGCTGACCGACCTTCTAGACGCCCACCTGATCTGCGATGCTAGGGAGCGCGAGGCGGCGGCCCTTGCTCGAGCTCGAGCTCGAGCGGCGCCGGGCGCAGGAAGGCGCGGCGCAGCCCCGCGGCAGCGCCAGCAACGATAGGGGGTGTCCATGCCAGTGATCCGCAATCTACTGGTGAAGCTGGGGTTCCAGGGCAACGATGCGCTGCGCGGACTGGACGCCACCGACCGCAAGATCACCGGCGCCAAGGGCAAGGCCGACGACCTGGGGGCCGCGCTGAAAAAGGCCGGCGCTGCCCTGGGCGTGTTCGCCGTGGCCCGCGCAGGCCTGCAGGCGGTCGACAAGTCGCTTGAGTTC